AATACCTATCATTTTGTTTAACAACTAGGAGTTAATTTTGAAGAAAATCAGTTTTATTTTGGCCTCTTTGGTCATCAGTGCTTCAGCAATGGCACAAGGTTATGGTTCATTGGAATATTCAGATGAAACAAATCGTGCAACAGATGCGAAAAACATCAAAGAAGCTGTTGTCATTGGTACTAAAGTTGGTTCTACTGACTATAGCCTTAAAATGGAAAACAGCCAAGCTGCACTCGGCAGTGGTTCCATTACACAAGGTTTGGAAGTTCGTGTGAAACAATCTATCGGTGCATTTTACATTGGTGGTCGTTTGGGTGAAAGAATTAGTAGTTCTACACACTTCTCACATTATGCAGTTGATGCTGGTGTGAAATTCCCATTGGTTGCTGGTTTGACTGGTGATGTTGGTGGTCGTTATCGTAATGCGTTTGACACTGCAAACAACTATCAAACAACCCGTGTTCATGCAGCAGTTGGTTATCCTTTGACTAAAAAAGATTCTGTTGCAGTTCGTTGGAGCCGTACATACGGTGACGAAGAAAAAGATGCATGGCGTCTACAGTACACACGTAGTTTCTAATACGTATAAATAAGTATATGGGTTCGGTGGGACCCATTTAAATAATCCACCAACACACTTTACACAACACAGGAGAAAACTATGTCAAACATGACACCCTTTGAAATACGTCTTGAACTACTAAAAATGGCCAGAGACATGTTATATGATTCATACAACGCAGAACGAGACCGTCTACAACAAGACTGGCACATCAAATGCGATACGGCAAAAGCCAAAGGTGAAACACCACCTGAACATCCGGCACTGCCAACAATCCCCTCAGAAACAGACATTATTAACAAGGCCCAAACCTTGAATGGTTTTGTATCGAATATTTCCACGGCACCTGAAATCAAGGTCACCAGAAAAACTACCTGAGGATTAAGGGGGGTTTCCCCCTTTAACACACACAAGGAGTACCAATGAAGTTTTTACCAACTTTATTATTTTCTTTATCAATATTAATTATACCTTTATCATCACAACAGCAAACACTTTCACTTGAACATGCTGTTTCACAAGATGTGAATAAACAACTTCTTTGCATGGCTAAAAATATTTACTATGAAGCCGCAAGTGAATCATTTGAAGGTAAATTAGCGGTAGCACAAGTTACAATGAATCGTGCAAATAGTCCAAAGTTTCCATCCACAATTTGTGAGGTCGTGTACCAAAAAACAGGCAACACATACCAAAAATTGGAAACCATTTGTTCTATACGAAAGCTTAAAGTGCCAACAAAAACCGAAATTAATGAATTTAGTGAAATGATTAGTAAAAGCGTCAGTGAAATGGGTGGTACCCATATGGATGCAATCATACATCATTGTGAACAAACAGGCATGGAAGTTGATGTGGCTTCTTCCTTAATCTCCAGTGCATTGAAAGCAAAGATTAGAGAAGAAGCACAAGACTTAAATCTATTGAAGAAAAGTTCTAAATTGCCTCTATGACCGAAACGACAGGATTTGAAGCATATGCCCTATATCAAAGCATTAAACTTCATTTTACTTCTGATACTTACAATTTTTTTCGTTATAACGGAAAGACCAACGTATCAAAGGACAACTTCGCAAACAACAAAGCCAAATATTCTTTTTATAAACTTTCCAGAAAGTACAACATAGACGAATTACGGTCGTTTTATATTGCCAATTTCCTGGAAACCAATGTGAATTGGGTCGGTGATATATCTGGTATTGAAGGTGAAGAAAACTACAAGAAATGGCAAAAAAGAAACCAGAGCTTGACATACCGCTTCGAACAAGATATAATAGGTCTACTTAACGCAACACAATCACCAAATGAAATGTTGATGGTTAACGATGGACAATATCCAGTATTGTTAAAAGAAATGGCTCAGAACACTATAAGCATTGAAACGGTGTGTATATTAAATGATATTATGAATTTCTTACCAATGTGGTCTAAAAAAATAACAGATGATGTTGTTTGGCCAACATACAAGAGAAAAATTGAAAAGTACACACCGTTCATTGTTTATGATAAAGAAAAGTTCAAAGAAATTTTAAAAGAAAGTTTGAAAGAATATGCATAAAATTAACTGCATCTATTTGGACATGGATGGCGTTATTGCCAACTTTGAAAAGAGGTATGTGGAACTTTTTAAGGTTGCACCAAGTTCAACAAGAGAATATAAAGAATTCAATAAATATTTTGATAAGTTTATTGCTGATGGTAATTTTGAAACACTAGAGTTGATGCCTGATGCAATGGATTTGGTACGTGCTTTGCGTAATGCACTTCCACCAACTCAGATTCTATCCTCTACAGCGAGTGAGAAACGACATGATGCGGTGTCTAAACAAAAGATAAAGTGGTTGGAAACAAATGAGATTGACTTTCAACGTAACTTTGTACCAGGCAAACATCTAAAGAAAAAATACGCAAGAACAGACACGTTAATCATTGACGATACCGAAAGTGTTATCACTGATTGGCGTGACTCAGGTGGAGTGGCAATCTTACATAAGAATGTTCCCGATACCTTGGCACAGTTGAAGTTTATACTTGACGAGGCCTAAATAATATTATATAATGCATCATGTGGACAATCCGTTTATATTCCGTTAATATTCCGTTTATACTAGAAAGGTAAATCATGGTAGATTTTTCAAATCTTAAAAAGAGTTCAGGCAATCTGGACACATTGAAAGCAAAAGTGGCAGAGCTCAACGCCTCCACAGAAGGTAAATCCGATAAAGAAAACTTTTGGCGACCAGAAGTAGACAAAGCTGGCAACGGCATGGCTACGATTCGTTTTCTACCCGCAGCAGCAGTTGATGGTGAAGATGGTCTTCCTTGGGCTAAGATTTTCGAACATGGATTCCAAGGTCCTGGTGGTTGGTTAATCGACAAATGTTTGACAACCAAAAACCAACAATGTCCCGTATGTGAACACAACAACAAATTGTGGAACTCAGGCATTGAAGCAAACAAGGACATTGTACGTAAACAAAAACGTAAACTAAGTTACATTGCAAACGTGTATATCGTTTCTGATCCTAAGCATCCAGAGAATGAAGGACAAGTTAAATTGTTCAAGTTCGGTGCCAAGATTTTTGAGAAGGTTACAGAGGCGATGAACCCTCAGTTTGAAGATGAAACACCAATCAATCCATTTGATTTGTGGAAAGGTGCTAACTTCAAGTTGAAGATTACTAAGGTTGCAGGTTATCAAAACTATGATAAGTCTGAATTCATGTCACCATCTGCATTGTTGGATGACGATGAGAAGTTGGAGAAAATTTGGAAGTCTGAATACTCATTGACTGAGTTGACAGCTGACAAAGAATTCAAGTCTTATGATATGTTGAAAACACGTTTGGATAAAGTACTTGGTTTGAATGATGATGGTGATGCTCCTCGAGCACGTACCACAGTTGAACAAGCTAAGGCTGCACCTAAGAAGCCAGTTGAAGTAGATATCGCAGATACTGATGATGACGATATGGAATACTTTGCCAAGTTGGCTGAAGATTAAACAAAAGCTCCTTTCTCAGAACTCACAGATATTTGACTAGGTCTCAATCCGGTTCTTTCCTGTTTCTGTGAAACATTGTTGACCGTCTTGTTAATAATAGGTTTCATATCATTAGATGCAAGTATAGGTAAATTCAAGTCAGAATTAGTATTTGATAGTGATGAAACGGGTGCAGACTTTGGTGTCGCAGGTACAGGTACTGGTTTAGTTTGTACAGGCGAGGGTATTAATCTACCTTCAGCATCAAATTCCATATTTGCTGGTGCTTGTGGTACGACAGCAGGTTTTACTGGCATCGTAACAGGTGGAGATTGATACTTATTTGGTGGCAAAGGTATCAAATTACCTTCTGGATCAAACATCATATCTTCTGGTGCTTGTGGTTCTACTCTTGTTGCAGTTCCTTGTTCTTTCTTTTTTAGATACTCAGTTTCGGTTTTTATTCTCTCAGCTCTCGCTTCAAGTGCTACACTTGGTGAAAGTATATCACCGGCTTGTTCTATAGCTCTTGCAATACTGGATTCAAACTTTTCAGCTGCATCCATTTTATTCCAGTTTTCTTCATCTTGTTTCTCATCAATTACAATATCAGTTCCGTCTGCATTTTTTCCAACACCAAGATACTCACGAGCAAGATAATCAGCGCCAAGAATAGCTGTTCCAACCACGGCGGCCGAAGCAACAATTGGTAACATACGTAAACCAAATTTACCAGCCGACAAAAGGCCTTTAGAAATTGGCATGCCTATTCTTTTTGCCATATCAAACATGAATTTTCGCATTTCACCCAGCATTTCAGCCAAACCCTTGATATTATCCCATATGCTGCCAAACATCGAAGTTTCTTTCACCGGTTCAGCAGTCATCTTACCACCAGAATTAATATGTTTCATTAACTTCTGTAGTGTGTCAATCAATTCTTTATGACGTTTACCTTTTTCCAAGGCAATTTCTTCCTCAGAATTTTTGGCCAATTGTTTTAATTTAATATCTTCTTCACGATTATTTTGTAAGAAAGAAAATATTTTTGCTAATTGCTGATTGATGCCTTCTGAATCACCGGTGCCGACAACTTTTTTTAATTTCTCAGCAGTGTTTCTGGTACCAACAACACTTTTAGTACGACCAGTAAAATAGTCAATATCTTTTTGATTACGACCAGTCATTTTACCAAACAAAGCCG